GCACTATACGAAAAAAGCCCGCCGGTGCGCCAACACCGACGAGCTGCAAGGGATGATGAGTTTGAACGACTTCATCACCCCGATGATATCACAAAATCGGAGGTTTTACAATGAAAGGAATTTTGATTGAACCGGGCAAAGAGCCGGTAGTCACCACCCTGCCGGACACGCTGCAGGGCATCGAAGCACTGCTGCGGTGCCCCTGTGAGCAGAAAGTCCTGCCACGCACCCCGGCAGTGCTGGTGTACGGCATCATGGGCAGAGACCTGAACCGTATCTATCGCGGCCAGCATATCTACGGACCCATCCTCTGCTATGGCTGGAAGGGCAACAACATCCAGCCCATGAGCAAGGATGTGCAGGCCGAGATGCTGGACCGCCTCAAGGACACGGAGGTGCGGGTATGATCATCAGCCAGAACAGCAACGATGTTTACTACGCCTATACCCGTGGGCGCTTCTGGCGCTGGGACGAATCCGCACGGGTCTGGAAGGAAAGCCATCTGCTGACCCAGAAGTTCGGCAAAGCCAAGGCCGCTGAAAAACATCTGACCCCGGAAGCGTTTCTGACCAGCGACGAGTTCATCCCCATGGACGACTACGAGCTCCCGGAGCAGATGCTGACGGCCCTCAGGGAGGCCAAGCCCTGCAAGAACGCCCCCATTGAACCGGTGGAAGAACACCCTACCCCATCCGCGCAGTGTTCGGATGCTGCCACTGCTGCGGAAAACCAAACTGCGGCATCCCCGGCAGCACCGGAGGGGTCAAGCCCTACGACGGAACTGGCGACTGCTGCCGACGCACCCGGTGTTCCGGTCAGTGCAGACGAAAACGCGCCTGTGCCCTCGAGTACCGCTCCCACTTTTGACTTTGGTGCAGACGACCAGACCAACGCCCTGTTGTTGCAGGATGCGCAGACCTTCATCACCGGCAACATGGCCCGTATCATGGCCGCAAAGCACGCTCACGACCTGACCGCAAACCACTATCAGGGCAGCTGGGGCAAGTGGTGTGCCGCCGTCGGCATCAGCCGGGACACCGGTGACCGCATGGTGAGCGTTGCCGCACAGTGCGGCAACATCCAGCTGGAAGGCAGGTCCATTCTGGACGTGCAGCCCCTGAAACTGCTGTATGCTGCGGCCAAGCCCAGCACCCCGGAGGTGGTCAAGCAAGCCGTTTTTACCGGTGACATCACTACTTACAAAGAGTATCAGGAGCTTATGGCCCAGCTCAAGGCCGAGAAAGACCGTGCCGACGCTGCCGAGAAGTCCGCTCAGAACGCCCGCAAGGAAAATGCCTATTTCAAGGAGCTGGTGAAAAGCGCCGAAGCCCAGACCCATAAGGACGCGGAAAAGCGGGAAGAAGCAGAAAGCCGCTATGAATCCGCTCTTGCCGACATCAGCGGTCTGAAAGAGCAGAACGCCCAGCTCCAGCAGAGCTACCACGATGCAGACGAGAGCCGTATTGCGGCCAACCTCCAGCAACAGAAAGCCGAAGCGGAACGCGACAAGGCCGAAGCCCGTGCCAAGGATGCTGAGAACCAGCTTTCCGGCTCCCGGCAGGTGGCCGAAGCGGCCAAGCTCCGGGCGGATAAGCTGCAGGAAGAAAATGCGGCCCTGAAAAAGCAGCCCATCGCTGCCGTGGTGGATGAGGAAGAGGTAGACCGGCGGGCCAAAGCTCTGGCTCACCAGTGGGATGAGGAAGAACTGGACCGTCTGGCAGCAGAAAAGGCCTGGGGCCTTGCAGATGCCCGGAATTCTGAACTTGCCAAGGATAACACTGCCCTGCGCAAACAGCTGGCCACACTCCAAGCCCGCGCCAATGACAATACACAGGCCGATTTTGAGACCGCCAACTACTGCGCCAGCCTGTTCCGTTCGGCATGGGACACCTGCAAAGGCAGCTATTCCCGCCTGACCGGTGAAGATCTGGAGAGCACCTTCCAGACCCTGTGCGGCGCACTGAACAGCATCATGGAAGAAGCTTCCCTGCTCTGCCGTCAGCCCGCAGATTATGACGGAGGTGCAGCTGATGAACCCGATGTATGATCTTGCGCTGGACGGCTACGGCCCGCCGCTTGAGCCGCCCGACAACTATTACTTTTTGCCACGCGAACAGGAAGCAGAACAGGAGGATCCCGAAAATGACGAATGAATTGACCGTCCGGGTGGAGCACCCGGAACTGCCCGCGATCCGGTGGAACGAAGCCGAGGTGCAGCAGAATCTGACCGAGATGCTGGCCGCCTACACCGGCCGCATCTACACCCCGGACACCATCAAGGATGCCAAGGCTGACCGCGCCGCCGTGAACAAGCTGGACAAGCAGCTCAGCGATGCCGCCCGCAGCGCCAAGGCTTTTTACATGAAGCCGTTGGAAGAGTTCTTGCAGAGTGCCAAGCAGATGCAGGGTCAGTGCAAGGCTGTCTCCGGTGCCATTGACCAGCAGGTCAAGGCTGTGGAGGAAGCCGAGCGGCAGGATAAGCAGGATGCGCTGCGGGCTGTCTATGCCGACTGCATCGGAGAACTGCGGGAGCTTATCCCCTTTGACCGCCTGCTTGTGCCCCAGTGGCTGAACAAAACCTATGATCTGGCAAAGGCCAGCCGGGAGCTGCGCCGGGATGTTGAAACACGGCGGAAAGAGTTGAAAATCATTCAGGACACCTGCGGCGAAGATGCTGAAGCCTGCAAACTGGGATATCTTCGTGTTCTGGATCTGAACGCCGCGCTTGCCGAACACCTGCGCCTGCAGGACAACCGGGAAAAGCTGCGCCGCGCAGAAGCAGAAAGGCAGGCCGCAGAACGTGCCCGCGCAGCTGCACCGGTGATCATCCCTCCCACCGAGGAAGAGCGTCAGCTCAAGGCGGAAGCTGAACAGAGCGCCCAACGCAACGCCTTTATCACCGCTTCCGGACGGCTGGACTGTGAAGTGCTGCAGCGCTTTGCAGTACCTGCCCAGCCGGAAGCTCCTGCCCGCAAGCAGTATCGTTTCTGGGTGGAGTTCACCCGCGAGGACATCGCATGGTTCAAGCAGGGAGCCGCAGAGCGCGGTTTCCGCTATGGTTCTATCAAATAATTTTGGAGGTATTTACTTATGGCACTTACTCGTTCCGGCGCACCCGCACCTACTTCGTCCGTTTCCAATGCACAGGCTCTGGCAAACCGTTCCGTCCAGAACGCCAACCGTGCAGGCAGCACTGCTATGCAGGCCGCATCCCCGTCCGTTCCGGTGGAGATCACTGCTGCCGATGGCCAGCACCTCGTCGTCAGTTTTGACGAAGTACGGCGTTTTATTTGCGACAAAGCCACCGATGCTGAATGCAAAATCTTTCTGGAGACCTGCAAGCAGTACCACCTGAACCCCTTCACCAAAGAAGCCTATCTGATCCACTACGATAACAAAAACGACGACACCGCCAGCACCATCGTGCTGGGCAAGAACTGCTATCTGCAGATGGCCGAGCGCCACCCGGCCTACGATGGTTTTGAAGCTGGCGTGATCGTCATGACCGCAGATGGCCAGCTGCTGAACCGTGAGGGTTCCATTGTCTATGATGGAGACGGCAGCGAGACCCTTATCGGCGGCGAGACTCTTATCGGCGGCTGGGCAAAGGTCTACCGCAAGGACCGCACCCGCGCCAGCTACGAGGAAGTCAAGCTCAGTGAATACGACACCGGAAAGTCTCTTTGGAACGGCAAAAAGGCTACCATGATCCGCAAGGTGGCTTTGGTGCACGCCCTGCGTGAAGCGTTCCCGTCTACCTTTGGCGCTCTGTACGATGAGAGCGAGGTGCGTGTGGACGCTGAAAGCACCGCCCGCGAGGTGCCGCCTGAAGATCTGCCGGTGCTGGATCCTTACGCAGGCTCCCACCGTCACCGCAAGACAGCAGGCACCCTGATCCCTGCCCCGAATGCACCCTCTGCAGAGGAAAACGCCGATGATCCGTTTGGCGGTGATGATGCATGATCGTCCAGACCAAGAACGGCATCATGCTGCACGGCGAGATCGCCAAAGACCCGGTGCTCCGGGATGCCGGGCAGAAGCGGGTGCTGAAATTCGACCTGAAAGCCAGCCGCACACAGGATGAATCCGGCAAATGGCAGAGCTTCTTTGTGGGCGTGAACCTCTGGCACGGCATTGACCAGTGGGACGGCATGCTGCAGAAAGGCGATCAGGTCACGGTTTTTGCCCAGAAGCTGAAAGAGCGGGAGTACAACGGCAAGATCTATTACGACGTGGACGCGGATGATGTTCAGCCCGGCGGGCTGGTGACATTCCGCTGGCTGCAGCAGATGATCGACCTGATGGCACAGCCCGGCCCTCCGCCGGAACCTGCAGAACCGGCAGCAAACCCGGCAGATCTGCAGGGTGCGCAGATGTACCCCGGCGAAAGCCTTGCAGACTACGCGCCGCACAGCACCAGCGCTCCGGAAGCGGCCCATTCTGCTGAGTATGACCCCATCAACGATGATGCCGACGACCTGCCGTTCTGACCTCGCAAGCTGTGCTATCCGGCTATACGGGCATTTCACACGAAAGGAGGTCGGGCTGTGGGCATCGACACAACACGCGGCTTCGTAGCATTTCCCCGCGGTCTGATCGACTGGGAGTGGTACACAGAACCCAACACTGCCCGCCTGTTCTTTCATCTGCTGCTTACAGCCAACTGGCAGGAAAAGCAGTGGCAGAGCATCACCATCCACCCCGGAGAACTGGTTACAAGCCAATCTCAGCTGGCAAAACAGCTGAATTTGTCAATTCGGAATGTTCGGACTGCTTTGGAGCACTTGCAGGCGACAGGCTATGTGACAGTCAGAACCGGGCCAAAATACAGCGTTGTTTCAATCAATAATTATAATTTACTCGTTGGTGCTGACAGGCAAAGTGACAGTCAGGCGACAGGCAACCGACAGGCTGCCGACAACAACTTAACAAATATAACAAAGAAACCATTAAAACAATCGTCGTCTGCGCGTGCGCGCGAGACTGCCGGGACGAGGACGACGACCCATCCTGCAGTGGATGAATTTGAATCCTGTATCTGCAAGCTGAGTGCCACCAGTAAAGCTGAGCTGATGGCCTACGCGGAACGGCTGGGTTCAGAACTGGTATCTGCCGTGATCCTGAAGTGTTCTGATCTGGGCGGGCACAGCTGGGCCTATGTCCGCAAGGCGCTGGCAGAAGCTGAATCGCAAGGGTGCAGGTCCGCCGAGGAATACCGCCTGACGAATCCGATCGGTGCCGGACGGAATAAACGTGTAGACCGAACCGAACCCAGCGGGAATGACTGGCTGAAGAATGCCACGCGGCGCAGGCCGCTGATAAAAAAAGAAGCAGCAAAGGAGGACGCATCCGATGTATCGGAACCCTGAACACTACCCGGACCCGACGGCGGGTGCCGCCCTCTGTCAGCTGCGCAGAAAGGAGAACCGTTTGAATACCGGGAAACAGTTTGAAGCGGACTGGAAGAAGTCCATGCCGCCGGATGCCTGGTGCTATCGGCTGAAGGACAGCGCCGCTACCTACTACGGCGGCAACGAAAACTTGAGCTTCTCTGTGGACAACATCTGTGACTTCGATGTCTACCGTTACCCCATGCACCACTATTTTGAACTCAAGACCATCGAAACACCCAGCATCCCGCTGACGAAGATCTTTGGCAGCTTTGACCGGGACAAACAGAAATATCATAAGCTCAAACATATCACCGACATGGCTGCTGCGGCTTCCTACAAGGGCCAGACGGCCCATGTGGTGATAAACTACCGCGGCAAGGTGAACCGCACCTTTGCCGTGCCCGCCAGCGCTGTACTGGAGTACATGCAGACCCAGACCCGCAAAAGTATCCCGTGGCAGTGGGCCGCCCTCAACGGCATTGAGGTGGAGCAGCACCTGCTGCGGGTTCACTGGCGGTATGACGTGGATGGGCTGCTGAAAAAATTGGAAGGAGATCATGCTGGGAATGGCAGATATCAGAACATGGACACCCGAGAGTGATGTCCTAAAGCCGGGAGAGATCAGTGGTGTGCAGGAAATCCGGTCGTGGTTTGAACGCCTGCCCCGGATGCGGGCGCTGATCCGGCAGCAGCAGGAACACATCGAAAGCCTGCGCAGCGCCGCCACCACGACTACCTCCAGCAACTCCGGTGCGCCGGGCCATTCCGGCACCAGTGACAAAGTTGGCACCAACAGCGATGCAGCCATGGACGCGGAAACAAAACTGGCCGAACTGAAATGCCAGTATGCCGAGATGCAGAAAGATGCCATTGATGTGGCTTACCTGCTTCATGCTGATCCGGTATCGATCAAACGCAGCCGGTGTCTGATCCTGTCTTTTGTGGAAGGCAAGCGACATGCCGAGATCGCGCCTGAAGTCGGTTATTCCAATCCGTCTCAGGTCTCAAGGGCCATTTCGGAAGGTCTGGCGCAGCTGGCAGAACTCACGAATGAATTGAATCTTAGTTGACCCTGTACATTTTGCACAATGTCAGAGGGCATTGTTTTTACACGCTCTGGTATTTACTTGTTATCGGCATCTGTGTTATCGTGGTACCATCGGCAGAGCCGGAAAGGCCCACCGATATACGCAGTCTCCGAAGTGCATCCTCCACAGACATCATCGATTACTTCCTTACTCGACGGGATAGCTACTTCTCACTGGCACTTCGCGGACTGCTTCTATGCGATACACTGAAACAAAGGCAGCCTGCCGCTCATGA